ATAATATCCTGTGAGAAGTAATCATGCGTCATAAAATAATCCAGGTTAATTAAGCTTGTTGTACCCATTGGGTTGACGCTTCTAATATCAACATTGTCCGCGCCGTACACACTCAGCTGCGTAACGATGCTCTCTGTGTCTTCCTCAACAGAGACTTCTTTAATGAGATTGTCCATTGAGAATAACACCGGCGTTGTCTCTGGCTCATTCGCAATATCACGAACATAGATCAGACGATTATATGTGTCAAAGTCAAAGACACAACCATAGGATTCTTGCAAATCTGACTTAATGAAGTTATATATATTCTGGTCTCCGCTATCGTCAAATGTGCGGTATTTATCGATTAGTGTTGCATCTACTTGACCAATTTTCCACGATGGCATAAGGTCAAGTATCATTCCAATAATCGTATCATTTGGCGCAATCGGGTTCCATAGGTTATATGTGCCGGCTGAAAGCACAAGTTTCTTGAAAGTAAACTCATACTCCAAAGAATAAGCGGTGCAGCTCTTAACCTCTCGAACTCCATCGCTCTCTGTTTTAGGATCTACCAGAAGGAATCTTCCGTAGTCCTTTAGATCAATGATTCTCATTCCAACCACTTTTTCGTAGTTTGGAGTTTGTTTGCCGTCCACATAACCAGGAAGCTCAAACGATAGCGTTGACACCTCGTTATAGCAAAGATCTGCTTCCACATTAAAAGCATACTTCAGAACACCAATCGGCGTATCATCCATGTTTTGCAAAATAAGTAGAGGCTGCTCTTTTACATTGACCTTTGCAAAATCAACAACCATGTCTAAAGCCTCCTTCTTTTATAAAATAAGCGGCCACCAATTACGGTGGCCGCATTAACTTATCGGAGCATGTGACTTCCAATACTATTCTTCATGCCCTTTCGCTTTGCAGCGGTCATAAGCTTATCAATAGTGCGATCAGAATAATATTCTGCAAGCTCCCTTGCCGATTTCTCATCCGCATTCTTAACCTCGAAGTGGTTTTCAATACGGATCTCTCCCATAGAATTGTCTGTGTTCTCATTGTTGGTTACAGACTGAATTGCAGCCGCTGTGGTATCTTTTGCTGTTGCAAGACTACGCACAACGGAATCTACAACACCAGTAATCGTATCACCAATCTGACTAAACAGATTTTTATATTGCTTACTGGTAAATACAGCCTCTCCCTTTTGCAACTTGGCAAAAACCTCATTGCTCTTTAATGAGTCCTCTCCGACAATTCCTCCGTCGTGATAAATATACTGTCTATATTTTTGGAACAGCTGTTCACCACCAACACGGTCTACATACCACACGCCGTCATCACCACGGACTGCGTTAATACCATACGGGGCAAGCAATCTGCCAAGCCGTAGGTTTTCGTCAGCGAGGCGTTGCTTCTCTTCATCAGAGGCAGACCCCCACGCCTGACCGTTGGCGTACATCTCAGACATAATTGCACTGATTTCAGCATCTTCCTGCTGTTGATCCAGAATACCTTGCTGCTCATTGGCGATATCATTATTGATACCATTTAGAGCGGATACAATATCTCCATACTCTTGAGCTGCCTGCATAGCAGTCTGCCAAGCAGATGTAATTGAATCCTCCCCATCGATCATATCTCCATACTGTCTATTCCAAGCAATCAAATCTTGGTATAGCTGATCCCAGTCTGCATTGATACGGTCAATAGCGGCTCTATACACCTCTTCCTCAGTGTCAACGCTGGCCTCTACCTTGGCGATTTCGTTGTCCTTGGTTTCTTCAAACTTGTCAGCTTCCTTATCCAAAGCATCGACCTGCGCATCATACGCATAGTCTGCCTGGTAATCAGCGAGATCATTTTGAAGTTCGGCAAGCTCCTGTTCCAACTGCTGCCGCTCGGCATTAGCCTCACGACTATCATCGCGGCTCAGCTGATTGATCTTTTCCTGCACCTTTGCAATTTCGGCAACGCGCTCTGCAACCTCACGCTCGTAATCCTCTTCATCCCTGGCGACTTCAAGAGACTCCTTCTTCAAATCAATGATTTTCTGGTAGTCATCAATCTGTTCTTCCAGAGCATCGATTTTATCTTCGGCTTCCTGACGCACCAGCTCCATTGTCTTTTCAATGATTTCTGTAATAGCGTCTTTCTGCTCATTATAAATATCGAGTTGAGTTTCGCGCAAAAGCTCCGTGTACTCTCTTAGAGTTAGAACGCCCTGTTCAAGCAACCGATTCAGTGCGGCGATCTTTTGCCTTAGGTAATCTACTTTTGTGAAATCAAACCGATCCCAAAGGTCAAAGTCATCCGCATATTCGATAAACTCATCAAACGGTTCAAGTACATTATCAACGATAGATTCATTGATTTCCTTGATATCGTCTTCAGCATCCCACCATGCATCAATACACTCCTGAATTGCCTCATCGTTCTCGTCCACACCAAGCGCTCTTAACCGTTGTGCTTCCTCATGGGCAAGCTCCTGGATTCTCAGTTGCTCTTGACGCTGCCGTTCCAGATTGGTAGCCATATCACGATAGTTTTTGCTATCGCTTAGGCCATCATACTGGTGCTGCAAAAGTTCAATGGTATTTTCGTGCGCCTCAACAGCATCTGTATAAATACCATGTAGAATATCGTCAATCTCATCCTGGTACTCCCACCACTGTTCTCCAAGCTCCTGAATGTAATCGTTATTCTCATCCAGTCCCATTGCGCGGTATTTTTCCGCATACTGGTGAACAGTGTCTTGCATCTTCCTATAGATAGCAATAATTTCTTCTGGAGTTCCATCATTTCTTTCAAGCGTAAAGATGTCGTGCTCATAATTACCCAGGATTTCGTCAAGCTCATCCTGGATTTCTTTTATGGCATCCTCCATCTCTTCAGCAAGCTCTTCGTCATCAACTTCAGCCTTAACATCTACCGTAGCAGTTGTCGTGGGAGAAGTATACGGAGTGCCCGTAGAGCCGTTCTTGTCAACCTCGACACGCAAACCGCTTGTTGTGATTCTTCCAGACGCATATGCTGGAATCGTACCAGTAATCCGTTTGCCAGAACGACTTAAAATCCGTTTGGTTTCATCCGCAGTATAAACTTGGTCTCCCTGGTTCAAATAGGCAATTTCCGGCCCGTTTGTTCCAGCGAGATATGCTCCATCCTTCGATACAACAAGCTCTGGCTTTGGAGAACCGTTGGGTGAATACTCGTCTCCAAGCAAAGCATTGCCAGCCGGCGCATTAGAAGTGCCTTTTGCAAAGCCAAGCAGATTACCAATACTGTCAATAAGACCACCTTTACGCTGTACATTATAATATACAGTGGCAGTTCTACCATTTACACTATCAATAGCCGTACCAATGCTATAAACTTTTGTTGCAGCATCTTGTGCGGCTGATCCAATGTTATCAATTTCTGACTCTGCGTTGCTCGTAGTAGAGTCATTTACATCGTCAATTGCAGTTTCAACACCATTGATTGATGTTGTAACATTGGTAAATGTAATCGTATCGATATAATCAATCGCGTCACTTACACTCTGCACTTGACCATCAGCATTTGCCAGTGAAATGCCGTCTGCTTCGCCAAGTTTGGTAATAAGCCCTTCTGCTTCTTCCTTGGTATAACCAATGTTGGCAAGAAGATCTCCAAGCCCTTCATAATTAACCGTGATTGTATAATCATCACTGGTAGCAAGGCCAAGATTCTGTAGACTTGTTGTTACAGAGTCAATATCACCAGATACACTAAATAGCTGTACGCCATCAAGCCCTTGTAAAGCAGACAAAACATCATAAATCTCTTTATCTGTTTTACCAAGGGTCATCAGCTGCTCTGTCAAGCGGTCTACATTGATAGCCTTGCCAGCAGCAGTTTCAGCAGAGAGGCCAATTTCGTCAATAACCTCTGATACCTCAGTGAGATCGTAAAAGTCAATGTCGCCCCACATAGATAGAGCCTCGAAACAGGCGATAACCGCCTCTTCCGTGATACCCATCTTTTCTGCAATCTCGTCAAGATTTTCAGGATCAACATCAAAACTGAATGCACCAGTTGCATCCTTGCTGATCTCGATTAGATCTTCGCCCTCATCATTGACCAACTGACCGGCCTGAGCCATATCGTAAAGTCTCTGGATAAATCCAGCTCCGGCGCTGTCCGCATCTTCAAAGACGCTCTTATTGCGCTGCATGGCATCATAGATCTCATCAAGGCCATCGCTCCAACCCCATGTATTGAGCTGTTCACTACCAAATAGGAACTCAGCAGCAGCCCAGAAAGCATTAGAGTTTGTGGTGCCAGCCTCAAACTGGGCGTTCAACTCTTCAAATGCCTCTGCATAAGAACGGAAATCGGTATCCTTTTCCTCTACAGCCATGGCCGCATCATAGCGCGACTTTGCATCTGTTACCTGGTCAAACTTATCGACCATACCATCAAGGGCATCATTGAGCTTTAGAGCCTCAGCCGTAACAAGAGAAACGCCGTCTCCGCCCTCTGCCATATTCTGAAGAATCTTGGAGAGGAATTGAGCATTCATTCCGTCCTCTTCCAAAATGCCAGCCAACACACTGCTTTCAGAAGCGAGTTCTTCAATATTCTGTGGAGTAATACCGTCCACTGCTTGAGACATAGCGATAAGCTCTTCCTTGGTATCTGAGAAGTCCTCAGAGTCCCACATACCACGGATACGGCTCTGCAATGCCTCTGCATTTCTGGCCGCTACAGCCTGCTCACTATTGTACTCTTCAATTGCAGCAGTGATATCTTCCCAGGTTGTCGCACCTTCGTTGATAACTGCATTGTAGGCAATTTCAAAATCTTCGTCGGATAGAGCTTCAAGTTTGTCTTTTACATTTTCGACCTCTGCGCTCCAAGACTCCATCGCGTGGAAATGTGCAGATGTTCCAGGAGTAAGCTCTTCATATGTTTTAGGAACAAGCTTTTCAGCAATCTCACGCATTTTATCGTTGACTGCCTCAGCAGACGCTTCGCGCTCTTGTAGTTCCGCCAGGAGACCAGAATATCTATCGTCCGACCCAAGTACATTATCCGCCAGCTGCTCAGCAGTATATGTACCATCCTCATCAAATCCAGATGTATTCTGGATGTTTTGAATCATCTGCTCTCTGAATTGCTTAAACTCGTCTACTGTAGCGGGCTGGTCAAGAGCTTGTGCAGCAAGCAAAGCGTCTTGAGCAATCATTTGATTGGTATTATCAATCTGTTCGATTGCTTCTTGAAGTGCAGACTCATATTCGTTGTAAGCATCTGCAAGCACAGTAAAAACAGGATTATCAGTGCCAAACTCATCCCTTACAGCATTCATAGTATCTCTTAGATACTCATAGTTTGCCATTAGGTCTGAAAATTCTACATCTTCTAATCCCCCGTCTGTGCTATAAACGCTTGGAAGAAAGATTGTTCCGCCACCATTTGAACCAGTGTTGTCGATCCCCTCATACCCAAGAGATTCAAGATAGGCCATTGCTTCTCCAGCAGCTTCACCCGTTGCAGAATAAAAGCTGTGTGAGTTGAAATATCCATCAAGTTCCTTAACAGCTTCTTCTTTTGCAATATCAGCCGCTCTTGCTCCTTGAGAGATATTTGTACGCATTTGCTCTCTTGCCGCTTCAACAATAGAATCTCTTAGATCCTTGTAATCTCCAGAAAGATTTTGAACGGCGATTCCTTGGGTCTCAAGATAAGCAACAAGCTCATCCTGAATACTCATCAGATCTTCTTGGGAGGCAGTGCCAGCTTCCACGGCATAGCTCATCTCAATATATGATGAGGCAAGATCATATAGTTCATTTGAACTCTGGACGGCGGCAGAACCAGCCTCCAATGCAGCCTCACGAGCCTCTTTTGATTTATTGACAAGAGAAGTGATACCAGAGACAATAGCGTTAATAGCTAAGCCGATGCCAAGTCCAATTAACGCATTAAGCGCTGTATTAAGTACCTGAACACCAATTGCAGCGGCCTTAGACTTAACACCCATAAGGGTAGTCTTTATGCTTGCCTGCTCCATTGAAGAGGCATATGCCTTAGAAGACACCGCCGCATCGTCAGAAACCTTTACGGCACTGCGCAGCCTATCACTGCCTTTTCCAATTGTATCATTCCATACAATTTGCCGTTGAGTTAGATCTCCCGTAGATGTTCCGAGATTTGCAATCTTACTATTATATTCATCCAAAAGCTTAATATCGTTATCAAGTTCAAGCTTTTGGGCGTTCCATGCAAACGCAATGCCTGTTCCAGAGCCGCCCCAGTTTTTCTGATCTGTTGTTCGGAACAAATTGAGCTTATCCAAAAATGGCATTACAGTAGCGAAAACGGCGGGTAATGCGCCAACCGTATCTACCAATGTCGTAAGCCACCCAAGCAAACCAGTACCAGCGTCAAAGACACCTTTGATCAAATCACTGCTCAAAATAGTGTTTGCAAACACCTCATATTGAGCCTGGAACTGTTGCTGCTTGGCCTGAATGCTGTCCATCCATTTCTCATGCTCTCTAACGGCAAACCCCTCAGCATTCAGAGAGGTGTCCATAACCTTAACAGCGTCGCCCATATTGGTAATGGCCGCAGCCAGGGCGTTACCTTGCCGCTTACCAGCCAATAGCTCCAGCAAAGCAGCCTGGTCGATATCGCTCATATCTTCCCAAACTTCGCTGATCCCAAGCATGATATCATAGGTGCTCTTGAACGTCTCTTCGTCCAGCATGATATCAAATCCGCCGCTGCCGTCAACATTGGTCAGTCCAAGGATCTTTTTGCGCAGCGAAGCGGTTGTTTCAGCCATATACTCCGTTTCAAGGCCGGCTTCTTCAAGCTCCGTCTTCGCACCACGAATACGCATAGAAACCGTCTTCCACATTGTACCGACGACATCTGGATCTTGGATAACATTGTTGGCGGCTACGATCAATGCGATTGACTCATCAATAGTATTATTTGCCTCTGCCATAGCAGATGCACTCCGCATCATAGCCTCGCCAATACCGCCAGATGAAATGGCAAATCGGTTGCCCACCTCGTTGAACTTATCAACGATACTCATAGTGTCGTCAACCTCAATACCAAACGCTTTCATAGTAGAAATGATAGAGTTGGTAGCACCTTCAATGCCATCTACCTCATCGCCTACCACAGCATAGATATTGGCAACCTCAGAAAGCTGAGAGGCATCTTCCATATTATATCCGAGATGTGCAAATGATGCTGTAGAGTCTACAAAATCGGCATATGTAGTACCAATCTGTACCGCCTTGTCAGCAGCGTCGGACAAAAATGCTTCGTATGAAGCGTCGGTTTCATCCGTTACTTTCATCAGCTCTGTCATAGCACTGTCAAGCTGAACCACTGCGTCATACAGGCCGGTTACACCGCGCATAACGCCGGCGATTACGCCGCCCAGCACCATCCATGAACCCATCTTTGCGGCATTTGCCTTTAGGTCATCCCAAAGCGATCTGCTGTGTTTACCGGCGCTGATCAGCTCTTGCTCAAACAGACGAATTTTAGCGTTAAGATTTGTCAGCTCTTTACTGCTGCTGATCATCTTTGATTCGTCAAAGAGCTGTTGCCATTTTGCCAACAGATTTGGATCATTTACAAATGAGCTATAAGTATTCTTCAGATTCTGAATACGCAACTGCGCAGTCTGAATATTTGAAGTCAACCTATCTGCGTCAAGGATTTTACCAGACGCAGTATTTTGAAGCTTCATCTGCTTAAATTGCTGATTCAGCAACGACAACTGGTGTCTGTACGCATCAAGATCGGTTGGATCGAGCGCCTCGTCAAGCATTCGCTTCGCATCGTTTACAGCCGCCTTGAAATCAGCGCCGAACAAACCAGAGTTTTGCCAACGCTGGATGTCAGTTTGCAAGGCAGCTTGAAGTTCGGCCTTTTTATTTGTAAATGTGGCTGCATTCAAATCAGTTGCCGCATACGCAGATGTTTGAAGTTCCCGTGCGTATCTTTGCAAATCAGCCACCATAGAATTGATTTCTCGTTTATGATCCGCAGACAACGTAGTATTCGCCTTACGGAGTTCATCAATTCTACTTTTTACTTGTGTCAGCTTTGTTTGATACTGATTATACTGCTCCATATCGGCAAGCAGTGGCTTTGCCGTATTGGAGAGAGTCCTACTGGTAATATCCGCAATCTTGTTATCAATTCGGTTCAGATAATCAAGTGTTTTCTGAAGATTTGTACCAGCATTTTTATCAGACAAAATAGAGTTTTCCTGCACAAAGCCGCTGTATGTCCTTGAGCCATGACGAATTTTAGAAAGGTTAAAATTAAATCTTTCTACAACTCCATCAGCCTTAGTCACACTTGCGGTAAAACTCTGAATATCGCCCTGTGCGTCCTTAAACACATTGACAACATCTACACTGCCAAGCTTACTGAATTGTTTTTGGACACGAGAAACAATATCTCTTACACCAGTAAAATATCTCTGACCGTCCGCCTGTAATTGCGCAGCGTCAAAGACTTTGAGTTGTACCTGTCTCCCGCTATTTCCAGCAGAAGAAACCTGCTTAGCGATTGATTGTAGCTGGCTCTGCGTGGTTCTGATGGAAGTCTCATCAACGGCTACTTTCAGCTTTACTTCGTGCGATGCGCTCAGAGATTTAACAATATTGGACAACTGAGAGTCAAGCGATGTGACGCTATCGCTATCAATGATCGCTTTCAGCAGAATTTGCAGTTCATCCACGCACAATCACCTCACTTAAAAGTAAATTAACTTATTCCTTTTGAAATTTATCGCACTTTTATTCCGTGCTTTCTTAACCCGTTTTTCAAAGCAATCACATGCGCCCCAGAAGCATCCAGACGATCAATTGTAGTTGCTGTAAACCGTCTTGGTTTTCCAGCCCAATAATCATACCCTGGATCTCCAGGTTGACCAATTCCATACTCAATAACATATGGCAAGCTTTTATTTACAGTAGCTCTTGCCCCACTTCTACCATTCAAATATGGGTTCGGATCTGTTTCGTTTACAACGGCCATAATGCCATTCTTTGCGGCTCCACCCTTTATCACGATGTTATCTGGATCTCCAATACCCTCATAATCGTATCTTCTTTGGTAGTATCCAGATGTCGGCATACTGTAAACGACATCATCAACCGCCTGTACTTCCTCTTGTTGTATAACTGGGAACACATCTTCTGTAAGAACTCTGTCTACAGTTTTTTGTAGATACGCCACAAGCTCTTTTGTGCTTTTGAATTTTGGCATAATCCCACCTCGCAAAATAATAAAAGGCGGGATTCCGCCTTTCAGTTAAAAGTATTTCAAATTATCTGCGTGTTCGCTGATCCATCCTCGATAATTCTTCTTCAGCTCGCACACAGCACATCTGTCGTCTTCTGCAAACCATTTCATGTATCGTACAAAGCCCGTGCGCTCTGGATTTTTGTATAGGTCAATCTGACCATCATGCCCAATCACAATTACCTTACAATTATCGTGGATTCGAGTTAAAACTTTCATCAGTTCGTCAAAATAATAATTCTGAGCCTCATCGATTATGATCACTTTATTCTCAAAGTTGACCCCACGCAAAAATGTGTGCGTTAAGCATCTGATATAAGCTGTCCCATTCTTCTCATTAAGAATGTTATCAAAAAGTACCGTATTCAGATTAACGCCAATCTTTTGTAAAGCCTCATAAAATGGCTCAAAATATGGCTCTGACTTCTCTTCGATAGATCCTGCAAGATAACCCTGCTTTTGCTCTTGTGTCGGGGAAGCGATATAGATGATTCCATCATAAAGCCCATATTCACAGAGCAAGTTTGCAGTCGCGGTGGCAATCGTTGTTTTTCCAGTTCCGGCTTTTGCATTACAAAACACAATCAGCTTTTCTGGGTTCCAAATTGCATCACGAAACTGCTTTTGATATTCGTCGCACTGAATACCATAGAATGGGTTATCATCCAGGGTAGTTGGCGGCTGTGGCTTAATTGGATATGAAATAGTATTCTTTCGCGCCATGAAGTGGCCTCCTAAATAATTTCGTCAAGATCTGTAACAATTTTATCTGCAACCCCATACTTGATTGCTTCATCGCTGAACATAAACCAATCTCTGCGATAGTTGCGATCAATTAGGTCTTCTGGAATATTTGTGTGCGTCAAAATAAACTGCCGCACTTTTGCCTCGAACTCTTTTGTAAATTCCAGGTTGTCCAACACCTTGCCCGTATCACCTACCGCTCCAGTCGAGCCATCGTGAATCAAAATAGAGGTTGAGTCAAAAATATATCTCTTATGGCCTGCCATGAGCAAAAGCCCACCGCTGCTGTAAGCTCTTCCCATTCCGATAGTAATAACTGGTGTTTTGGAGAGTGAAATAACATTCGCTGTATACAAAGTCACATTTGCAGCTCCGCCATCAGAATTGATATAGATTTTGATTGGCTTTCGCTTTTCAACTGGCAATCCAGAATCCTCCTTATTCCATTTCAAAATATACATAGGAATGTCGATCATGCCATCGTCGATTAAGTCATTCCACAAAATCTCACGATCTTTTAATCTCCTATAATACTCAAGTAATGTAGGGGGGGGGTAGTGTTGTCTCCATCAGATCTTCAACATCCATAAATTCATCTTCAAGAAATGCTTTCTTCATAAGCGCCTCCAAGTGTTTTAGTCTTCTTTACTGTTTCTGCTCTCCAAAAACGCACTCGCTAAGCTTTGAGCAGAGATCTCAGTATTTTGTGCCATTTTGCTTACGCTGGTCATAAACCCATCCATCTGCTCTGGATCAATGCCGTCAAACAATGAAGACATCTTAGAAACAAATTCAGAAACATCCTCAGTAATCTTCCGAACATTGCTTTGCTGCTCTGCGATCATCTTCTGCTCTTCAAATGCAATCCGCTCATCAATTGACCGCTGGATCATAGTAAACTGATCAATGTCGATATTGTCCAAAATTGCATTGATAATTCCAGTCGATGCCATAACCAGGTCATAGGTTTTGCTTTGCGACTCCGGCATAGTAAAGTTTGCGTAATATGTCATCAGGTTCTTTTTTGTGATAAAATCGCGGGAAATTGGCACAATCAGCATGTCATCTGGCATGATGCACTCCCGCACGACCTCTTCAATAAACCTCACTGACTCATCCATGGTCAAAAGTGGCTTTACTGTAAAAGTAAACACTTCATCTTCCCCATAATGGATCTCAATATCCTGCGGCTCTGTATTGAATTGTCCGCAGTATTTTTCCAATGCGTTAATGGAAATCTTATTGTTTTTCTTTGACATGAAGCGTCTTCCCTTCTATCTCAAAATGATTTACGGCATAATGGCCGATACATATAGCGTCAGACAAGTTATCGTTGTCTGTATCTATATGGAATTTTTCTTTTACAAACTGGATCGATAAAATTTTAGATTCTTTCTTGCCAGCATTTTCGAGGGTCTTTATTTTTTCTTTTACTTCCTTTGAAGTCCTACCACGTGCTTTACAATAATTCTGCCACTGCGTAGGAGCAACAAAGCTATACAGGTATTCGTTTTTCTCAAATAGATTAACGAGGACACCCTGTAGCTGAGCAAGTTTTTTGAACGACTGAACATTTACACGCAATTGAATATCCTCGATAAACACAGCGGATATATCATGCTCTTTTATCAGTTCGTCAACTAATGTTTCTATGGCAAGAATCGCCTTTGCGTAAGTGTATTTCTTGTTTCCAAACGAAAATGTCCCATATGTTTCAAGTTCTTTTGTGTCGTAGTTAAATATCGCCCACGCTCCATTTCTTGCCTGGTCAATAGCCAGGATTTTAATAAAAACCATCCTCCGTTCCAAACAAAGAAAAAGGAGAGGTTATTCCTCCCCTTTCTCGTCTTCTTCATCAATAGGAGTCTCTACACAGACTTGCGGCTGATGCGCTTTTGAGATACGAACCTTTTTGCCCTTAATCTCATAATACACCTCTTCTCCAATGTACTTTTCGATTCCGCAATCTTTAGGAAGACAAATTTGAGTGTCTTTACCATTCAGAATGGCAATTACAACACATAGACCGCTATCAGTGGAAAGAACATCTTTCACATAAATCTTATATCTCATTGCCATACCTCCAAACCATTTTCAAAGAATAAGGGAGAGCTTTCGCCCTCCCTATATTCAAATCTATAACTCTTAATACTTCACCATTTGAATCATGGTGCCAGTATCAGAGTCGCGCATGATCTCGCATTCAAATGTGGTGGTAGAAGGATCACCCTCGGCAGCAAAACCAAGCTCAAGGTTAGAGGTAAACTTCAGGTTCGGAATAGTAACCTGGAATGCCTCATCCTTACCGGTCTTCTGGTTGCGGAGCACGGTATCTCCAACAAGCTTGTATGTACCGCTGAAATGCTCTGCGTCGATCACATAGGTCTCGGCGGTCTCTTCGCTGTCATAGTCGTAGTACACTACAACACGCTGATCCTTAGCCGCAGCAACCGTAAGCTCCTTGCCTGAAAGCTGAGCGCCCTCCATGTCGTACAGGGCAGTCTCTTCGCAGTCAGAATCATAAGGGTACACCAAGATCTTATCTGCTGTGGTGTTAGGCTCAAATGCCAGGGTAATCTTACCGGTGGAATCAGCCTTCAGCGGATACATGCTGCCCTTATTTACGCCGTTCTCATCATACTCTGTAGTCTGTCTCATACGAATGGTCTGTACGCCAACCTTACGAGCAATGCCAGAGATAAGTTCCAGGGACTTCGGAGAAATCAGAGCGTCCTCAATGGTCAGAGTGGCCTCCTTATTGATTTCCCATGTAATCAGCTTAGGGTTGCCCTTACCGCCTCTTGCGTATACTTTCTCAGAAGTTACGCTAATTGAAGAAGTCTTCAAGCTGTCAAACTGGATAACAGGCTTGTTTGTCTCCATATCATAGAGCACAACGTCCATGACTTCTTTTGCGCCAAATTTTGCGTTAGACATTTACAATACCTCCTTAAAAAAACTAAACAGCCTGGTTTCCCAGACTGTTCCAAACTACTCTTCTTCGCGCTTGATCTTGGTGATCCAGTGCGTGAGTTTTACATCTTCTTTTTTAGCGCCATGTAAAAGCGCTTGGACATTAACTTCATAATCCTCCATGATTTTCAGACGATTGAACTGATCATTGAATTGGTACAAATCATACTCCATGATTTCATCCATCGTCATTCCCATTCCACTTGCCAATATACTGACCAGATCAGCAAGCGTCAAAGAGGATTCATCTCCGCCGCTCTTTGCTTTCCGCCTTTTCAATCGCTCTTCTTTTCTCCGCTGCAAGACCCTACGAGCAGCCTCGTTATCTGGATTTTCTTCCTCTTCTTCTATCCCTTGTAAGCCATTTCTGAGTCTAACAATAGATTGGATTTCATCAAAATTATCTTTTGTGATCTCGAACCCATCTCCGACAAAAGAAAGTCTCTTCCCAGAAAAGGTAATCTTACTATGTGTGATTTTGGAAAGCCAAAACAACATCATTTGCATAGTCTCTTTATCATGAATCGCATTGCCGACCAGATAATTAAATGAGCCTATATCGGATATGTCCCTGCCAAGCAAAGCGCCGATATCGCTTTCATTCAAAGACATAAAGCGGATATCAGTATTGTACTTTGTATAGCCAATACGAGAAATTTCCTTAATTGAAATTGGGTAGATAGGAACTCCGTCAACAAAAATAGGATCTTTTGCGCACAATCTCAGATCAAGATCTCTTGATTCCAATGTTATTTCCTATTGAAATCCACTGTGCGATACATAAGTGTTCTCCCATGAAAATCCTCAGCCGGCGTAAATCTATCCCACGATTTAAGCTCCACACGACCAAGGCCGAACCCATTGCTCCCGTTAATCAGCTTGTCAACCTCAGTTGTCAGTAGGTCTGTCACAAGCCCTTTCGGGGTTCTCATAGTCCTTTCATGGGCAATAATCCAAATATAGATATTGAAATCTGAGAATGAGCGATTGATAATTCTTGGGGCGATAACATCAAAGCAAATATAAGTTCCAACTTCAGATGTCTTCCCCACAATGAAATCATAAGGGAAAATATATTTGTAGGCCATTTCCTTTGCACTCATCTCTGGGGCTTCAGTTGGCCGAATCAAATCAATTATGGCATCGCACTTACAAATGCTCTCCATGATGGTATCTCTGTATTCAGGGACTTGTTCAAAATACATCAATACCACCCCCTAACCGTAAATACTGTTTTGCTCGGTGCTTCGCATTCAGAGCTTGTGATTTCAACTGTAATCTCTTGTCCAATAAAATCACGATTGTTCAGCGCATACAGCACAAAGCCATTTTGATCAACAGACTGAATTGTTCCAAACTCTGCGCCATCGGTGATTGTTACATCAAATGGCAATCCGCTCTGAGCTACACCGTCTTTACAAATAATAACGGAAGATTTTAGTGTTTCTCCAAATATGATAGATGCGTCTCCACCATCTGGATTAACGCGAATTGAATAACCAATCTCTGACGGTTGTTCTGGCTTAGACAACTCCGATTTGCCAAAATAGTCAGCCACCATCAATTCTTTGCTATCCGTCTTCTCGTCAAATTGGCTTTCAACAATTGTCCATTGAATCAGGCCGTCATCTTTCCCACAGGAATATCCGCCAGGGTCAACCTGCGCCAGACGATATGCAGTTGGGTTATCACGGTTTTTATCAATGAGGAACCTAAACCCACTGTCAAGCTTTATCGTCTCTTCGTTATATGGGATGTAAATTAAGTGCTGCGATGTACCAAGCGTCAAATGGTCTTCAGATGTTTCACCAGAGCCATACTGCGTACTATTGATATCATAAACAGGGTACTCAACAATTTCTCCGCTGGTCGGTGAAACAAACTTGATTGAATATTTGCACTGCCAAGCAATCGCTTTTTCGTACATCTTATTGTTATCAGGGAGCGAATAAACAAGCCACATATGGCCTCTTGCCTTGATATACTGTCCGCTCCGAAGTGTCCCAATCTTACAAAGAAATTGACGCAGCACACTATTGTTATAATTGTCCGCTGTCACACCTTGTATAATCGCACGTGCAGAAACCGGAGTAGCAGACAGAGTTTTCTCATAAATCTCTATTTCATCCGCAAGGGGAGAATCCAAAATTTCTTCAAATCCCCCTTGTGCAAATGCAGAGAATTCATCGCCCTCAAAACCGCTGTTAAACAAAGGTTGGGACATTAAATACCATGATTCTGGCATTGCAACCCCTCCTTAATCAAAGCAGTTCTTTTTGAGTTTATGAAGCATTGTGTTCACTCTGCTAAGCTCACTATCAAGCTCTTGCTTCGTCACCCGCTTTGTTCCGTCTGCTCCAGTAACCTGAATATCTTTGGCATAAATACCGTTGAGAGCCATAACGCGGCTAAGTTCTCTTTGAAGGTAACTGACGTACATCATCAAAGCAAGAATGCGAACTGTAGGGCGATCAAGCTTATTTGCAAACGACCCGCTTTCACTGTCGTATTCAAGCACAGTGCTTAGATCGAGTTCGTAATCTGCAATCGCAGTTTCTAACCACTGTTTCTCCAGGCCAGGATCGATCCTATATTTCGTTAGAGGCATGGAGTGAAAACTTGTCTCAATATCCGTAAAAGTAGTAGGCTGATCCATACCTCATCCCCCTTACTTAAATGGTGTTTGTGTCGGCAAGCTCGTTAATTGCAGCCATCTTCCAGGCCGCTACATCGTCTCCGCCGCACTCCTTTGCAATCTGGACAATCATCTTCTTTTCTGCCGGCGTGGTTACAAGCTCATTCAGCTTTGCATGAAATGCGTCTTTCCCACGAATCGCCAGAAGAGCCTTTACAGATTCCTCGTTGAGAACAACCGCATCCTGGGCAGACTCTTCTCCATATCCAAGAAGCTCCTTACGCTGCTTATCGTCCACGATAAACAAACGAGCGTGATCCCCCTGATTGGATCTGCCATCCCCTACAAACAGAGGATTGCCGCGCTGAATCTGCATCTGAACCTCAGCTACATCCAACTGGGAAAAATTCTTTGCATTTGCGGGGATGCGGATATCACCCACTCCATTTTCACGCTTAAAATAAAGCGCCCAGCTACACAGATTGTTGATTGCAACCTTATCTGTTAATTCCATATTTTCTTTCGCTCCTTATAAAAAGATTAAGGGGAGAGTATTTCCCTCCCCTTTTAGATAACTTAACTAATTCCTATTAAAGAGTAGGAACCTCGAAATTGGTATCAGACAGAAGACCAATCTGATCCTCCATGCCCTCTGCTACGCCGGCACCAATCTCCATGTCGAAACGGGTCAGGTGCTGACGGGTTACGATATCGTCACCAGTCATAGTGGTCAGTCCGCCACGACGGAAGATCTGGAGAGGTGCGATGTTGCCCTGAGGAATGAAGAACAGCAAACCTTGAGGCATATAAAGCTCATAGGAAGTCTTGTCCTCATTCAAACGGGTGTAATCAAGAGCGTTTGGCAGCTCCACCACATTAGAACCGTTGTAGAAGCTGAGCAAACCGGTCTTACGAATCTCTTCGGCAACCGCATCAGCACCAAACGGAATGGTGGAAGCACCGAAAGTCTTATAACCAGCGAAATCATTCAACTGGGAAACCACAGCGTAATCGCCGCAGATATTGGTCTTGCCGTACCGACGCATTACCTTCAGCATATCGTCAACGGCAGTCTGGGTAATACCAGAACTCTCAGCGAAGTGCTTTACGCCTTTTGCGTTCTTCAGTGCATCATAAAGCTTTGCGATAACATAGTACACAGCCTTATTCTGCATGTCAGTCTGTACCTGAGCCATACCCTCAGCAACAGTTCCGTCAAAGTTTCCGCTCTGCAACTCACGATAGTCCACCGCATAACCGGCAGAAATAGTCTGTGTTGCAATTGGGTACTCACGGAAGCTGTGGGTAGCGAAAGGTACATCACCGCTTGAAGCCTGGAAGCGAGAATCAATGCTCTCATACTTATAGGTCTTCATCATAGGCACGGTGTCGTAAGGAAGGGATCTGTATGTACCCATGAAGTTAAAAATCTTGATAGCCTCGATCAGCTTAGGCTCAATGGTAAAACGCTGAATTGCGTTCAGCTCAGATACTGCCTGATGATCGCCGTCGATTGCGCGGCCAGCCAACTCCTTGATATAGGCAACAGCCTTATCTACTACCTTACCGTCAACAGCGGGGTTTTTACCCTGTGCCAGAGCAGAGAACACCTCTACGATTGGAGAGGTGGCCTTTACCTTAGAACCAACAACAGAGTCTTTCACATTGTTGACTGTGTTAAGCTCAAAAATCTTATCCATTATCTTCTATCCTCCTTTTAGAAACAAAAATTCTTACTGAGCAACGATTTCAGCAAGAATGCCATCGTCCATATACGCGGTCTTTGCAATCACCTTAAAGGAAACTGCATAGCCAGTTGCGTCAGCAACCTTCTTCACCAGGCCAGATGTGGTAAATACCAAAGCATCGCCAGCGGCCAGGCCATCAGTTCCGCCGTCAATCTCAAACGCAGCGAACTCAATCTCAAGCCCGTTCACAGTTCTAAGATCGTCAGCGCGTACATACTCGCCAGCGTTCACCACATAAGTCTCAGGGCTGTTGTGAAGCTCCGGCTTGTCATTGATGTTGGTGACAATGTGAACAATAGCCTTTGCAGCGGTATCATCCTCTGCCAAAGATGCGGTCTTTGCGGCGCGGTCAAGCACAACGCCCATACCTACTTTCATATCCTCAGTTGCCTTGCAATATGGGATATTCTGCACATTCTTAAATGCACCAATAGTCTTGTATTTCATTCCTTTAACCCTCCTTAATTAGCCAAAAATGTCTACATCGCCGTCATCTTCAGGGGAGTTCACACCGCCGAAAATGTCGGGAGCAGAGTTGTTCAATTCGACTGCGCGTGTCTCCTTGTTCTTACGAACCATCTCCACGCAAATCTTGCTTGTGATGCTGTTAATCTCAACTGACATAGGATCGGCCTTAAATGCCTCGATCTCAGCCTTGGCAAGATCCTGCTCTTCCTGGCTAAACTCCGCCAGAGCAGAATTCAGCTCAGCAATCTTCTTTTCTTTCTCCAGTGCGGCATTGGCCTCTTTCAGACTATTCAGCTCATTGGTCTGGCTCTCAATAGCCTGGTCTTTCTCAGCAACAGACGCATTGGCAGTGTTCAACTTCTCGTTCAGCTCTGCAATCTCAGCGTCTTTTGCGGCCACCGCATCGTTCAGCTCAGCAATCTTCTTCTCATACTCGCCACTCTTATTATTCAACTCGTTAATGGTCTGAGTTACAGAAGACTTGATAAGCTCAACTGCCTGGCTCATCATCTTCTCATCCATACCTGTTTCCTCCTTATGTTCTTGTGATTTATTATTTAACTCCATGACGATTGCCGTATCATCTGCCGGTCTGATACCAAGAATGGCATACCCGCTATAATCATAGATTTGCGGGATTCTTCCTTTCTCTTTGTAACCGCCATCGTAAATAATACGATTTTCATTTTCTGGTCTACCTACAATTTCCACAGAACCTTTGACCGTTCCATGTTCAAGCCGATCTTTCAACCATGCTACAAACTTAGGGTATCTCATTTCATCAACATATCCATCTGCAACCAAAACCCTTTTTGTAACACCGTCAATTTCGATATCGTCAATATAACCGCGCTCGAAGTGTCCAACGACAGTCGCATCTTCCATATAAGGCATATCGGCAATCTCAGTTAGCCCATGCCCATATGGTAGCGTCCTGTCTTCGCTGATAAATTCAACACACAAAGACATATTAGAAACGGAGTCAATCGTCTGCTGTGTATAGGTCTCATCCCAGGAAATACCGTTCTCCTGCCACTCATCATGGTTAGAGAAAATCTCGTGAAGAACTACCTTGATTTTTCTTCTTCCCGTGATCTGGCGTTCATTAGAGAGTTCAAAAATTCTACCAGTCGGAATACATCTATTCATTTTCTCACCCCCTTACCCCGTTGACGGCTTCGGCATATTGTTACCACCGTTTGTCTTTTGCTGCACGGCAGCAGGATCTTCGCTATTAGTTGGTGGTCTGCCGCCTTTGTTGTGATCCTCAAATTCAGGATCGTCTTTACCGGTCACGGTGAAAGAAGTCCTATGCACTGGGTACTTATTCTCAAAGTCTTCATCCAGCTCATAGTCCATCAACGCAACATAGTTGTCCGGGTTAATTCCAGTAGACGCAATCCATGCGTATAGGCTTCCCTTTCCTCTTGCATAGAGATCAGACATATACCCTACCATCTGATCACGATTTACCATCGTAATTGGCAGAATATAAAACTCGACTCTGCAACTTGGATCTTTAATGATATTTTTATTGATGCACTTATTCAGCTCGTCCACAATATCCTCAATCCAGGAATACACATTTGCTGCGACAAGCTCTAAATTCAATGTCGCTGTAGAGTAGTTCCCAGTGCTGCTGCCGTCAAGAGCGCTGGCGCTCACACTGATATCCTTGTTTACAGAATCTACAATCGAATTTTCGTTCTTTTCATCAAGCAAAGAAACATCCAACGAAATCTTGTCAAGCTTTGTCCCACTCGCAAGAGAGAAAAATGATGTACTGCTGCCGTTTCTGCTCTTGCTGGAAAGTGCGTTCTTGACCAAATCATGCTGCTGTCTCTGCTGTTTTTCGCTCAGAGCAGATGTCCCCTTATCTTTGCCCTCAGGGAATGTCTCATACACAATTTGGTTGTTTACAGAGTCCAGAACATTTCGCTTCGTATCAATAAAATATTGAGCGTAGCTAATATCGTCGAGAGCTGCAATAGAAAATGGGATTCCGTATGGTTCAGAAATCTCGCTCTTGATTTTCGTTACAATTGTCTTTGTATTATCAAGAACAAGCCAATCTGCGTTCAGCTCCCCATTCATCTTTTTCAGCCATCCATCCTGGATCTCTTTTGGAAAGCCGGCAAGCTTTTTCTTCCTTGCATCCTCCGTGAAATAATCAAAATACTTCAAATCAAATGCGACAACATAACTGTTGTTCTTTCTTCCAATGATCCGCACATATTCAACAGGAAGAGGGATTACCATTGCATTGATTCCAAGCGCATTGATTTCCGTTATATTCTGGATTTCATAATCAGTCAGCGCCATTCTATAGTCTGGTGTGGTCGCAGCAGTTTCAAAGTAAGCGACATACATACCATCATTGGCATTCTTGAAAATACCATCGCGGATAATTTGCTTGTATCGAATGGTGCTTAGTGTACCTTCCATTTTTGCTTTATTGGAACGATAATTTCTTGGCTTTCTGCCATCTGGCCGGCGTGACTTAGAAACAATAACACCATCTAATGTGTGCATTGACTTCATATAGTCGATTGCGCCAGACACAACGCCATTCGTTCGGTAAGCCCACTTTGCCATTCTGCGCAGCTCCGTAATATGGTTCATTGGGTTTTTCGTAAAAGCACGGATCTCCTGAATGGTATATGGAGATTCGCTTGACCCGCAAAGCATATTGATATATGCGCTTCCAATACTTGTATTGAACTCGTGGGTATGATCTTCAGCCTTAACGACAGCATTTTCCTCGTACACACGGTCTCGTTTCCAGAACTGATACCATTTCTTTTCACTCTGCAACTTCATCACCTCCTTCAGTTAAATAGTGGAACATATTCGTACTCCGCCGTATCGGACAACAAATCATGTTCAAGCATTTGGGCAAAATAATTACCGTAAGAAACAGAGGTGTATCTGTCCTTACGGTCATTGTTGTTCATAATTTTGATCAACCCAGTCTGATCGCCTCGCTCATATTCAAGATTGATCATCTCATTGATTAAAGCAACCGTTTCTATATAGGGTCTTTCAAAGAATAGCTGCGCTTCAACATCAGCAGTCGCATATTCTGGGATAAAATTAGAAATCTCATCAACCGCCTCAGTATTGCTGATCAGCAAGTCGATCATCCCAGAATTCAGAGCATTACGCATGGACTCAGCAATATTGCTGTTCGTTTCGAGTTGTGCCTTAATGACATATACATTCTCTTCAGCGCCGGCAATCTGAATTCTGTTCGCAACCTTTTCGTCGTTCATACATTTCCATGGTTTGTATTCAATGTTTCTCTCTTCATCAAACAAAACCTTTGCGAGCATATCATAAACGGAAATACCGGCGTTACGTCCGTCGAGAACGCAATAGTCGGCGTTAAAATCCGTATACAATTGTTTGATGCGGATAGCCTGCTTAGTGGTCTCCCCTCCATGAACAGACTCCATATAGACAACCTGACGGCGATATCCTCTTTTAACCGTAATATGCTCGCCGGCTGTGTCCATCACCTTATGCTCCTGGCTTTCTGGCAAAAGTCTGATGCAGGAGAAGATAGAGTTATCCGTATCGTTTCCGCCCTCCATTGCAATATCACAAGACAATACTCTGATTTCCCCCACCTGTTTTGGAATATCGTATTTGTTCTTTTGCTTCAAAAGAGCTTCATCATTTCTGCGCGGATAAAACGCCCGCTTTAGTCTTCTGTTTCGGTTCAACTGATCATAGTTAAAGAAAGACCTGGCATTTTCCGCAATCATCTGGTTCTCATACTCAATCGCCCAGGACATCGGATCGAGTTTCTTTCGCTCTTTAATTAGGAAGTTCCTGGTTTTAATGTTGTGTTTCAAAGCAATGCTGTAGTCCATCGCAATAACACACGATGTACCTCCAGACAGCATATCCTTTGTAAATGTTTGAATCAGGTTCCACATCCAGTGGTTCTGATACCATGCGGAACTGATATACACTTCCTTAGGCTCTTCCTGCATTCCAGCATACTCTTCTTGTTTCAAATAGTCTGCTTGCCGAACGAATAGAAACGGAGAAAGAACGCTGTCAATGATATTTTTCGCAATCATACGGAACTCTTCGTAGATCATAACAGTAGCACGATAACCACGGGCATTCTCGTTTGCAGCGACAACCACAATAGAGCTACCGTTCTTAAAAATAACCTCAATCTCATTCTGGTTATCCTTAAAACTATCTATCTCCGCTTCGAGCAACGGCGACTTGGGCAAAAGCTCCTTTTTAATCTTTTCTGATACAATTAGCCTTGCCTGTTTCTTTGTAGCAGATGCCACAACAATCCTTGCCCCTGGCCGTAGAATCGCCTCTTTGCAAGCGAATACGGCAATAAGGAAAGACTTTGCTGCGGAACGAGCAGCTACAATGCAGAAACTTGGAAAATACTCCATCAGATACAGAATGATATGCTGATATAAATGCAAAACAATCCCAAAGTAGTGCTCTACAAATCTCGACGGATTTCTCCTATAAAAAGTGAGCCACAAAAGCACACGCTGGACATTCTCCGCCTTATGCAAATAGTGTGTAGACGGGAAATGTTCATGCAAATGTTTTTGCCGCTCATCCATTAAAACATCATAGTTCATCGCATCATTCCTCCTGGGAAAGCTTGTATTCCTTATCAAGCTCTTTCGATCCGGTTAGGAGGTTTTTCAGAGGTCTAAAAATAAAGCGAGAACAATAACTTCCTATATCATCAAAGTCCTTAAACAACTTTTTGTCCTTGTAGAATTCCGCCGGGGTATACTTTTCAATATCCCTTGCCCATAGGCCAAGAGGATTCAACTGGACGGACTCTTCCTTCTTCTGCCGGCGATCCTCCAGCTCAGTCGTCGCCGCATTGATGTATTCTTTGTAGGTCTTTGCCAATGCTCCAATTCCAGAGTCTCCATTCTGCACGGACTTCTGCAACTGTAATTTCAAATAGCAAAGGCTCTTATATAGCTCATCCTGACGCTTATCCTCAGGATCACCGTATTTCTTTACCCAATCATCGTACTCATATTGTAGCGTTTCATAATCCTGGTCGCTGAATCCAAGACCGAACAATTGGATGGTCTCAATCGGAGTCATAATTTTGGGATTATCTTTTACCGCTTGAATTGTCTCTGCGTTTTCGACTTTATTTGCTCTGCGGTAAAGAATTGTATCTGCATAAGACGCTCCCTTTGTCTGCGCCAAATTCAACTTGGAAAAATATTGGCTTACCTTACTTCTGTTTGGAGACGGGTGCTTTTTGGCATTTGCCCATGCTCCTTCATCAAAGCAGGTGTTAATCGTCGCGCACAAAAGCTCCATCGCTTTATCCTGGTCTCCGTCAAACACCTCATCACGATAGTATTCAAAGGATTTATCCAGGCACCTTCTGCAAATCGTAAGATAACCGCCATTACCTGCATAATAAGGAGACGGGGTGACATTAAAATTATCCTTCTGTCGCATATATCCCTTACCACATGCGCTGCAATGATACGGGTATTTGTCGTCGTTCTCCAAATTCATTCGTTCAGGGCGCTGCGTTTTTGCTGCGGCTCCCTTTTTCAAATCATTTGCCACTCCATTTCCTCCTTTCGGCAATAATAAAAAAGCGACACACAAAAAGTGTGTCGTAGAATGGTGCGCTCAGCGGGACTCGAACCCACGACTCGCTGCTTAAAAGGCAGCTACTCTACCAACTGAGTTATGAGCGCATATTAAGTTTACCCGGTTTGCACGGTTGCCCCACTTATTTAACGCCAGTTGGTGACTCCCTTTAGGCACAAGACATGCGCACACGGCAATGTGCTTTTATGTAGCCATAGATAAAATTGCTGTTCATGTCTTTTTTATTATGGTGGAACGAGATGGTAACGATCCATCATCCTGCGGTTTTTCAGACCGCCGCTCAGACCTCGTAAGCTATCGTTCCATATAAGAGGGAAATCGCCATACGATTTCCCTGGCTCCAATATACAACATGGTATATGGAGTATGGCGGCGCAGGTAGGATTTGAACCCACGGTGCGCTCATCACGCACGACGGTTTTCAAGACCGCTGCCATAAACCAGACTCGGCCACTGCGCCATATTTGGTCGGTAGGGTTGGACTTGAACCAACAGCGTTTCTAATGTCACAGTTTTACAGACTGCTTCCTTCGCCAATTTGGATACCTACCGATTTT